TCACAATTTCGTTTGCTGCGCCCCAATCAGGTGAAAGCTTGATCGCCGATTATAATACAACCTCATAGGAGCTAAAATGGCTATACAAATTAGAAGTAATCAGATCGCCGATTCGCAGATCGGTGTTAGCAAACTGGATCTATCATCAGGCACATTTAACTTTGCCTCAGCAACTCTACAAGTTGCTACACCATCAGCAGATGCACAGGCCGCGAATAAAGGCTATGTGGACTCTGTTGCTCAAGGTCTTGATGTTAAAGACTCTTGTAAGGTCGCAACGACCGCAAACATTACGCTTAGCGGGACTCAAACCATCGACGGGATCGCTGTTGCGGCTGATGACAGGGTTCTGGTAAAGGCGCAAAGTACGGCCTCACAAAATGGGCTTTATTTGTGTAAAGCGGGCGCATGGTCGAGAACTGATGACTTAGCAGCGGGATCAGATGCTGCGGGCGTCTTTGTCTTTATTGAGCAGGGATCAACTCAAGCTGATGCTGGTTTTGTTTGCACCAGTGACAAAGGAGCTGCTGTTGTTGGCACAAATCCTCTATCTTTTACTCAGTTTTCAGGCGCTGGAGCTGTCGAAGCGGGTAACGGTTTAAGTCGCTCAGGTTCGACTTTGAGCGTTAATCTTGATGGTTCAACTTTGGCCGTATCTGGATCGGGTGTTAAAGTTGCTGACGGTGGCATTTCTGACGCTCAGATCTCTAACAGCGCGGCGATCTCCGTTTCTAAGCTTGCGTCTTCTTCTGTCAGCTTGGGTGGTGTTACCGTCTCTTTAGGAGGAACTGATGCCACACCAGCATTTAATTTACAGGATGCGACCGGATACCCTACAGGATCTCTAGTCGGCACAATCTCAAATGCGCAATTGGCGGGCAGCATAAGCGAGGATAAACTTCTTGGGTCTATCTCAAACGGAAAGCTCGCAAATTCTAGCATTTCGATCGGTGGTGTTTCTTTGGCGCTAGGTGCCACAGATGCGACACCGGCCTTTGATCTTGCTGATGCTACAAACTATCCAACAAGTTCTCTTGTTGGAACGATCACCAATGCACAACTAGCGGGATCTATTGCAAATGCTAAATTAGCAAATTCAAGCGTTTCTTTTGGTGGTGTCTCCTTGGCTTTAGGTGCTTCTGATGCAACACCCGCGTTTGATCTTGCTGATGCAACAAATTATCCAACATCTTCTCTAGTTGGGACAATTACAAATGCTCAACTAGCGGGATCTATTGCCGAGTCAAAGCTAGCTGGATCTATTCCAGACTCAAAACTTAACAACATTACCACCGCTAACAAAGTCCAAGGATCAGCTGTACAACTAAAAGCTTCTGGGTCTGGTATTGCGAACGACTCAGGACTAAAAATTAACACTGACGGATCAACCGTCCAAGTTAATGGATCTGGAAATTTAGAGGTTAAAGACTCGGGTATTACAGCAGCAAAAGTAAATTTTGCTCCAAGCGTTGACTTTTTTACTGGTGACGGCACAGCTCAAAACTTTGATCTTGCTGCAACTCTACCGTCAGGATTTGAGGCTATGTTGGTTTTCCGCAACGGTATAGCTCTTAAACAAGTTGCTTCATCTCCTTCAAGTGTTGATGAGTTTGTACTAAATAGAACAGGCGGATCAGGCGGAGCTAGTCGGATTGAGCTAGGCGCAGCTATTCCAAGCGGCGAAACTTTAAATTGTTTCTATGTTGCCTAATTTAATCATTAGGTTATTATAAGTTCAGACCATGGTTTCATTGATGGTTTGGACATCAAAAAGGCTCTTTATGGGCCTTTTTTTTATGCTTCAGGTATATCGTAATCTTCGAAATTCATGAGTGCTAAATTCAGTTTGACCTCGGACCATATCTTTGACAATGTTTTCATAACATTTGCCTTTTTGATCTTACCGTTATGGGATTGGATCGCGATGCAATAAAGAAGAGCAGCCACGATCTCGGACTCGTCTATTTTTTCTTGCTCTTTGAGGTAGTAACACAAAAAATTACACATCATTGCCGCTTTACGATGTTGGTCTTTATCCAGCATCTGAGCCACGATGGATCAGCCGATCCAGTTTATTGAGGATCTTTTCTATTTGTTTAAGCGTGTCTTTTTGTGCTTCATCTCTTTCGCTTTCCACTTTTTCGACAACAGATCGCCAGCGATCGATAATCTCTTTCTCTCGTTGTTCCATTTTGTCGGTCAGTGCTTCGCGCTCTATTTGGCCTTTTTCGTTAAGTTGCTCAACTCGAGCCATAAACTCACCTTGAAGAGTATCAAGTCGCTTTTGTCCCTCTCTTTGTGTCCATATGGCATAAATAGCGAGAACGCCCAATGGACCAGCATTAAGTAGCACATCATAAAAGATCTCCATCATGTGATCCTTTGTTTGATGTCGTCAATGTCTCGGCCGATTTGATCCATCTTTGAGACCAAAGTTAACATGCTATCTCGATATAAAGCGCGATCCTCTCGATGCTCTGTTAAAGATTGATCAATCAAAGATTTATAATGTCTCATGATGATCAAAAGTAACAAAACAGCGAGAACCAAAGCGCCAAATTGCCCGGTCACCATGTCAATAAGTTGTTGAGTTTGCATGCCGTATTATAGCTTATTTTCTGCTTTTGTTATAATTTTTGGGATAGCAGATTGTAAAATATTCGTGATGACCTCAACCGCCTCTTGTTTGGTTATTTGCGTGCCTCCTTGAGAGTTTTCACTTTTGACACGATCGAGCTCATCAGGTAAATTTTTAAGCTCCTGTGCCAACATTTTGATCATTTCCCATCTGAGTTTTGACACTGGATTTAAAGCGTTTTTTGCTAAGATCGCATTTTCGAGTTTAGGAGCTAGGTCACAGATGAAATCTGTTAACAGATCCCAAACCTCGCCGCGCGTTATTGTCTTGCCGCCTTCACTATCGGCCGATCTCGCCGCTTGAAGATCTGTATAAACTGAGAGCAACTCATTGACAAAGATTTGAACTAGCTTGATATTATTTAGTTTAAACATACACTTTCCAAAAATTATTTATAATTATCTGTTTTTCTTGATTTACAGGTATCTACCTTCTAAAACAGTCAGTGAGAAACTTGATCCGTGGTTGTTTTTTACCTGCTTTTTACACAGCTCCATAAACTCATGGAATCCGGTTTGAAGCACACAACATCCAGCGCTCCATTTGTTAACAAGAGCAGATCGATCGCCTTTACTAGCACGGTGGATCTGTATTGCCACAGCCTCACCATCATTGTACTCATCAAGCAGCTCATTACGGTTATTATCTCTCCAAACTGATATTTTTCTCTTTTGCACCAAACACTCATATTCACCCCGGTGAGATCCAAAAGTAAAAGCCGATCGATATTGATGAGGGTGGACCATGTGAGCTGTTCCTCCTGTTCTCATCGGGTTCTCCATCCAGTGAGCCCCGGCGTCTAATGTACATGGGTAAATATACTCAAACCATAGACCATTGTGATAATGGACAACATGTAAGAGATCATCAAATTCGTTAGGTCTGGGTAAAGGATTTCGGGCCCCGATTAAGTTAAGATCGTAGCTCTTTGCAAATGTTTTGAACCCGTGCTCTTCGGCTGCTAGCAAAATAAGAGGTTTATTAGCATGTATTCTCAACATAATTTTATCCTATAGTATCAGTGGTTTGTTTGGTTTTTCGGCTGGGTATAGCTAGACCAATAACACAGCTCTGTTGATCAAAGTCAAAATCACAACTAATTATCATTGCTCTTTTTCCTCTAAATGTTCGACCCGACTCAAGCAGCCCAAATAGATATCGAGAGCTAAGCTCAACAATATCACCAGCAACCAATCCAGAAAGCGAAATCTTGACCCGTAAGACAATTTTTTCAGAAATGTAAAGATCCCACCGCCGCATCCTTTGAAGATCGCCGATCGCCATTTCTTCTCTTTTGTCCGCTCCTGATCTATCATGGTGATAGTATAAACTGTTATCTCTGTTTATTGTAGCGATCGCGGGTAAAGTATCCACCCGATCGCCATCATAAACACCGCCGCTGAATTTACCCGCTCCATTTTCATCATAAATTATTCTGGTTGTCCGATAGATATTTTGAATGTTTGCATTATAAAATTCGTGGCGTAGGATCTCTATAATATGGTGATCTTTAATTGATGCAACAGGTCCACCCATCATGATCTCGCTATCATTGCCATCAGGATCGCTGCAACCGCGCCATGATAATTTGCCTTGTCTAAATACGGGCCATTGACCGCTTTTAATACCGATGTCAACAATAGACCTGATCCCGTTTGTTAAAGGCTCTTCAAAAACCAAACCCCACTCATAAACACCATTGTCAGATCGTTTTATATATGAAGCTTGTCGACTAACATCACCAAAATCAAACAGATCGCGATCAATAAATCCACCGACTGACCATTCGCGTGGGAAAATATCAAGTGGACCGTTTGCACCTGCTGATCCCGTGCTCGTAATGATTGATCCTAATATGTCCCATGGTTGATTTTCGAGAAATCCGATATAAGTCGCAATTGATCCAATCGGAGCATTTACACGATTAGCGCCTCTATTGGTTACAGTAGAGATCCCGGTGATATCATTGGATCCGCTGGTTCCGGTCCAAAAGACATAAAAATCAGATCCTCCCGTGGGTGTTATTTTTATCATTCCACGACTTGGGATCGATGCAGTTCCACTGTGTTTTTTAAAAAAAGAATTATCCGAAACGGTTAATGTAGTGTGACCCGTATTAAGTTGTGCTGTTAAAGTTGTCGTTCGTCCCAATTTATAAAATAGATTGAATCTAGGTGGATCCGATGTTGAGAATGCTGTTCCTGCTCTTGTGTCTAGACTATTTTGTAGAGCGCTTAGAAGATCTCTAAAGTTGAGCTGATAACGCCCTCTCACTCCGTTGAGAGTTACCAATTGACCAATTGCAACTCTTTGATAATCAGACTCTCCTATTATACGACAATACAAAGCGGCCAATTGGCCTTTACGGATATATGGCAACATTTCGGAAATATCGCCATGGACAGCAACAGAAAATCCCCCAAAGCTGACATTCCATCTTTGAGGAATCACAGAACAGCCAGAAAAACTAACACCTTGAGGTAGTCTCACCGTATAATTTTGACCGAGATGATTAGCGACATCAACAAACTGTAGCAGCCAATCAAAAGCTAAACTTGATCGATCGAGTTGATTGATAAAATCTTGATCCCAGCTCATTTGTGATCCTGTTTAGGTAATGTTAACATCAGCTGTTTCTGATATGCTTTCATGTTGCTGTATAACATCGACCTCTATCTCGTGACGATTAACAAACGGTAAAGGATCATAACCGCCCGTAAATGGAGGCGTAGTGCTGTCCTCAGTCGGTAAAGTTTGAGGATCGCGCCTAATCCCATCAAAGGATCGATGAAAAGCAAACAGAGCGCTCAAATCAACAAATAGACGAATATCCAGGCTAAACAAAAACCCCCTTTCATTGGTGACAATGTTTTGACCAATATCACCAGCTGGACGCCGTAAACACAAAGGCCAAAATCGATAGTGTCTTAAAAATGTTCGTCTTTTGTAATTAAAAGCGATCTTGTTTTTCAAAGATATCGTGCCTCCTGCTGATGTGATATGTGCAACCGAGGTAATTTTATTTTGCTCGCGTAAGCTCGCCGGGCTCTCTGTTTCAATTGTTACATAATCGTTAACAGTCGGTATTATAGACCCTGCAAAGTCGGTAAAAGGGTTAGAGGCGCAGCCAACAGATTGCTCGCCTGTTCTTGGCCTTTTTGACAATGGAAAAGCATAAGCTTTGTCAGAGTCTGCACAAAAACCAACCACTCCACCGCGATCAAGATGATTTTGCATGGCTACAAACTGGATCGCCAGATCCTCAGATCCAACCATCCGATCGCGCTGTATATTCACGATCTCTCTTGTCCGACCTACAGATCTAGACATGCCCCCGTCACGATAATCTGCATCAACCGCGTCAACAGTGTAATCACTAAACAGCTCACCAATCATCTCACCGAGATCGATCGTAACCAGTCTTGAGGCATCAGGTTGAGGATAATAAAAGAATTTCGAATTGCCCATGTTAATTACCAAAGAGAGGTGATGTTGATTGTCCAAAAGTTTGAAAGCGGCGCTCTATTTGCCTAACAAGTTCATCAACCGCATTACGCTCAACGACCTGAGCATTTATAACAATGTTAACCGCGCTAGATCCACTCATGACCCGATCCACGCTTTGGGGTCTTCGACCGCTTTCTGGAACCACAAACTCGTTTTTATGTAACAGATGCAACCCGGCATTTGATCCAGTAAACATACCAGATCTAGCAGATGGGATCCGGCCGCCTGAGCGCATTCCTTCAAAGGCAATATCACCCACGACACCTAACCGCCTCAAAAACTCATCAAGTCCTGAGGTTCTTCGATCTTGACGATCAGATCGGCGCTCTTGACGTCCTTCTCTTGTAAAGATGCTTTTGAAAAAAGTTAAAATTTGATTGATCCGTTCAGCAAAAGCTTTGGCTATACCAAAAATTAGAGCATCCGCAAAGATCGCCAATATGCGCGGCAGTGTTTTGAATAAAATATCAGGCAATACTTGAAGGCCGAGCTGGATCGCTTTGGCCCGTGCTCGTGCTTCATCTTCTACAGATTTAATTATTTCCCCTTTTGTGCTACCTCTTTGTCCTAAACTAGCAGCTAGCTGTAATACACCAAGGGCAGCTCCTATTCCAACCCCAATTTTTCCGGCTTTGGCTATCAGTGAGGATCCGACATTTGCAGCAAATTCCTTGGAGCCTTCTTTGGTTTTTGCTAATCCTTTTGTAAACCCAAAAGTGATTTTTTTATTGATCTCTAGAAGCTTGTTTACCCCATTGTTAAAAGTGACAGCAAATTGAGTTAACATTTGTTGGAGTGGTGTCGACTCAAGAAAGCTTTGGCCCTCTTTGCCTAATTTGCTAATCAAATTAGTAATTAAAACATTAAATTCTAAACCTGTTTTTGTTATTTTTGTATGAAAGAATTTAGCCAAGTCAATGATCCCACCATGTAAATGACTAAAGAATTCATCTGTTGATTTTTGTTGATCACTTGAAAGCATATGTAGGAAGCTTTGACCTAATAAATCGACCTCTTTTATTATCTCTCTGATCTTTTGGGGTCTAAAAAATTCAGGAATTCCAATCGTTGCAAACACCCGATCAAAGATACGCATGCGCTCAGCCACAAGATCGATCGAATCTGCTAATTTTTCAACATCTTTAGATCCGTCTTTGAGATCATCACCAAAGCCCTTCACATTCTTTCTATTCTGCGACATTAGATCATTAAAGGCATCTAAAGCACTCTCAGCGCCACTCATGGCCGTTTGTATTACCTCAAAACCTTCAACAGTGTTAATGTCAAAGCTTTTCTGTAGATCAGTTAATATATTCTGAAAATCAGAAAGTTGATCTTTAAAGTTTTTCGGGATCTCTGAACTTCCGAATGGATTAGCAGCTGTTTGTACATTGATCCCTCTTTGCTGTAATAGATTGGTTTGCGGCACCTCAATAACATTTGATTTTGTAAGTTTATCAAGTCCAGTTAACCCTCTACCACCTAATCCTTTTGAAAGTTGAGAAACAGTTTCTGTTATATCGCCAGCAGAAGTTTTTATTTGCTCAATCATATCCATTAAGCTGATCATAATCTCCAATGTTTTGATTAAAGGCGTTAACATTTTATGAATTAACGCCTGTGATGCAATCAAAATGTTATTGACAAGACCTTTGATCCCTTTTGACGCATCTGATGTACCAGCCAAAGAAACCGTGAAAAATCTCAAAACATCTAGAGCTAGATCATTTAGACGATCGCCGCCTGTGACAATATCAGATTGAAACTCTTCGAGAGCGGCTTTAACACCAGCAGCCACAGCCATGGCGACATTCATGGCTCGTGAAAACATGTCGATGAGTCCAAGACTTTCAACAAAACTTTGTTTAAGTCCTCCTACTGATACATTCAAAAGACTAATCGAATCCTGAAAAGTCGCCGCCGATTTTGCTGCTTTTGGTGATGCTTTTGCCCCAAACTCATCAACAAAAGCCAAAAACTTATCAAAATCACCCGCGCCAAGTGCTTGGCTGAGTTGTTGACCGCCTCGACCCAGCAACTCAAGAGCCGCGCGCGATCTTAATGATGTGTCTTCCATGCCCTGGATCAAATGTAGTGTGTCCACCAATATATCATTATTTGATCTGAGCTCTCCTGTGTTTTCTCGGATCTGGATCCCGTATTTTTTAAAAGCCTTCTCTGTTTCTCCGCTGCCTTTTGATAATAGCGCTAATCTTTTAGCTGTTACATCTAGGACAGACACAACATTAGATGCCTCCTGTCCTGAGGCTTGGAACGCTGCTTTTAACGCCCCCACAGTGGAAGCGGCTACACCTGATCTGTTTCCAATATCGCCGAGATCGTTGATCATATCAACAGAGTTTATGGTCATTTCTTTTATAGACCCGGCGAGATCTTTAACTGTGCCGATTAATTTAACAAAACCAAAACCTAGGGCAGCAACTCCACCAACAGCTGCGATCGCTCCAAGTTTAACTTTTGAAAAACCGCCCGTTATTCTTTGGGTCGAGTCCTCAGCGCGCGCCGCCGTTTTTGTTAACTGAGATCTTAACTCTTTTGTTTCTCGTTCAGTCTTTTGGATTGAGTCAACAGCCCCAGTCGTGTTAACCTTTAAAATGTATTCAACAACACTTCGCGCCATAATTACCCCAAAAGATCAGCTAGATCACCCAAACTTACATTTGGGAACAACATAGCCGATTTTTTCCGGTTTTGTTTTTTAAGGATCCTGTTTAAACGGTCCGATCTTGTCGATAGGCATCTGATACAGATAAATAAATCAAACCAATCCAGTTTACGAACTTCTGAAGGGAGTAAACCGTAGCGAGCGCCAATAAGATCGTAGATATGCAGCAGGTGTTCATCATTTGCGAAAGCTGGCCGCTTTTTCGGCGGCCTCCTCATGTCCAGTCATCGCCGCATTAATAATAGCAGCTCGATCGTCTTTACTTAACATGCCAACCCAAAGACATCCAGTATCAGGATTTTGTTGATCCACACCTGTAACAAGATGCACAGGATCCCATGTCGATCCTCCATCAGACGAGCCTCTTTTAACAACTTGACAAAGAATTTTATCCTCTTGATCTGTTATTGCAGTCAATTGCTCAGGCCTCAAGGAGCTAATAAATCCGATGAGTTGCTCTTGTTCAAGATCGTTAAGCTCTTCGCCTTTCTGAGCTTTGTCTGCAATTACATCTATAGATTTTTTGTTTTTTGGCTGTTCTTTGACGATTTGAGCGGCGATCAATGAGCTGGCTAATCCTGCCCTCTCAGCCTCTGCAGGTGTCAAAATACGGCCTTCGAATAGCACCTGACCATTAAAGCATGTCACTCGCCAATAACTATCTTTGACAAGCTCTTTTAAAAAGTCTTTCATTGTTTCTCCTGTTGTGAGGTGTATAGATTTTTAACATATCAATGATCTTTTATAAAGTTTTTTGAATTATTTTATGATTTACCCTGCAGGATATAAAATGATAGATTATAATAAAGTATAACCAATCAACAACAGGAGCTTCCATGCTTAATGTTTCTTCCCTAAATCTCAACCCTATAAATAACCCATCAAAAAAGGGCTGTGTTGTTGAAAATACTTCCTTGATATTTGGCCCTTTTTCAAGATATAAAATTGTTGCAATACACACCAGATTCGATCGTGTTTCTTGGTTTGTGTACGATGCTGATCTTACTGATGATCTTACCGGCGGGCCTTCTGTTATTCGCCAAGCAGACACATTTGACAAAGCTATAAATGGGCTGTGTTAAAGGATAGCTACCAAAGAAGATCGGCCCGAAAGGGCCTTTTTCGTTTAGTTATCAACGGCTGAGCTTTGTTGGTTAACGATAACAATACTGATCGCCTCATTGCTTGAATCCGCTTCACCTTGAAAAGTCAAAGTTCTCTCTAGCGCTCCAAAAGTGTTAACCGGATCGCTGTAGTCGGTCACATAAGCATTTTTAAGAGTAAAGGTTATGCTATCACTATCTGAGTTTGTAAAAACGAGAACCGCATCAGAACTGATTGCACTATCATCCAGAGAAGCATTATAAAGATTGTCGTCCTCCATTTCCAAAGTGACATTGAACATGGCCTCTCTGACATCATTGATCGCAGGCTCTAAGGTCTTTTTATCTCCAAGAACTTGACGCCGCTCTAATTTATTATCGATTGAGCACTCAAACGATCTGACTTTGTAGCTCACACTGTTGAATGTCAAATTACCTGCTTCAAAATGAAATACTTGTCTACCTGATCCCAAAGTTGATCCAGCCGCGGCCGCCCTTGCATCAGCATCCTGAGCGATAATTTCAGCGCTCATCATGATCTCTTCTCCTGCTGATCCACTAAAGCTCAAAGTTGAAACCATGCAACCAAGGAATTTCTCGCTTGATCCGGTACCTCTTTGAAGCTGTATAGTTAAACTGGGTAGAGTTGCCGATGGTGTATAAGTATGGGTATAAGGCCCGGATCCAGTCGACGCCGCCGATCCGAGAGCCGCTTTTATCAACATTCCAGATCCTTCATAAAATAAAGGCAACTCAATCGATCCACCGACAACCAAAAAATTATCAAAATGACCCGTGCTAAAAGCCGCAGCGCTCTGAGTTAAAAAAGACTTTCTAGATCTTTCTTGGCTCTCTGCTAGAGTTGCAGAAACTATTCGATTGGTGACTGTTAAAGCCGCCGCCGCTCCATAACTGGACTCTTCTCCTAAATTAATTAATCCTGATCTACCAAACTGTAAAGGCATAACAATCTCCTATTGAGCAACTAGCTCTCTAATCTGTAATAAACATGTAAATGTGATTCCTTCGGCATCTGTGGTCAACATGCCGAGTCTAACCGTAAAATCTTGCTGATCTGTGCCTGCTTTAACTCTTACTCTACACCATCCATTAATCAGGCGCGTTTCTTGGAGAGCAAACATTGAAGCCTGCGAAACTTTGGAATTGTTCTTGACATCAACATTAAATCTTTGAGGAAGCTTGAAGTCAAGTCGTTGATTGTATTCAATTCGTCTTTTAGCCAAAGCCGCCCCCACAGGAAACCAAATATCAACCTCATCAGCCGGATCCTTTTGAAAAACTGAAACTGGAACAGTTCCAATCGGCCTAAACCCTACATCTTTAACAATGAATCCACTTGGACCACCTAGATAAATGTAGCCGTTTAAAATACTCGATACGGTTATTGAGGTTTGAAGAGAGGAGCTCTGAGCGCTATTATCCCAATAAAGCTGGACGATCCTCATCCGGTTATTAGCGCCGAGATTGATGTTTTCAGCTTGCAATGTTAAAGATCGATTAGGGATGTTAAACCCTGATTTGAATTGATAATTTAAAATTGACTTTCCATCTGCATCAGTCAACACTATATCATTGCCATCTGCTCTAATGTTGTTCCAAAAATCATCCCAATCAGCAGGAATTTCGACCTCAAAATCATGCGTGCCACTTGAGGCGCTACTTGCATCTATTGTGACGGGGATCCGACGATTAAATGATCCATTATACCAGCTCATTTTAAACTCCAAACTGAGTTTGATGAGATACTCTAACCTCAAGTAGCGCGATCCCTGCCTGACTTATACCATATTCTTCGCCATCAAGCGCGGTTTGGTTGACCAAAACATCTTCAGTTAGACCAGAAAGCCCGAGTGTTCGATCCTGTGTTAAAGCCTTTTGGAGATCAGCTGCTAGATTCAAAGCCCCGGTTATTCTTTTTTCCAAAGTTGATCCACCTGCATAAGCTACAATTTGATAGACCGATTCCCCAACATATCGCCCGAGTGTTCGCCCCTGCTGCTCTATTGTGTCGACATAAATGATTGAAGCCGATGGAATTAGCGGCGCGCCGTTTGGAGCCCCTAAAATAACCCGTCCTGTAGCGCTAAGATTAGCACCTGAAAAACCGCTCGAAAAATCAGAACTCGTTAAGGCTTTGAGTTTATTGATGATCGTTACTTGAATTGAATCAGGCATCAGAAACACCAAAAGCTACAGATAAAAGTGATCTTAATTTATCAGGCAAATTATCTTTTTCTTTTGCAACAGCTCGCCCTAGAAATAACCGGGGCGGCTGGATGTTATCTGTTCCAAACTCCTGAAATTTAGCATAACGGACATCAGATCCGCCTGATTGACCGCCAGCTCTCAATATGATTCGAGGTGTAGCCAAAGGAGCATCTATGAGACCATGAATCGACGATCTTAAACGGCCTGTTCTCACTTTTGGGAATGATGTGGCGTTAACTTTAGCAGAGCGCTCCATTCTCAAAGCCGATGCCTCAAGTATTTTTTTAAGGTCGTCAATGAGGCGCTTTGAAGCTTTTTCTTGGACTTTTATGAATTGATCAAAAGATAGTTGAGACATTTCGAAAACCCCTCAATATTTGTTTGACCTCATCCGGCATCGTCCGCGGGCTCAAAGTTATGGTTGAATTGCGCTGAGTGATATTATTGTTTCCTTGGCTGGTTTTGGCTCGTTGCAAATGACTAGCATAAACACAGATCGCATGTACTAGATCAGCAGGAGGGCCGGATGTAGAGTATCCTGCAGACAATACAACTTTGATATTTCGAAAACCCCGATCAAATGAGGCCGTTGAATCGGCTTTGAGTATTACCCGCGCGTTATTTTTATCTAAATGGTATTGACTGCTCTCAATCTCAGTCGAGCTTGGATACTCTAGATCGGGATCTGAGTGGATGGATGTTATTGTGTTGATTGGTTTGATTGGAATTTGGAGAACAGTCGGTAACTCAAACAGTGGACCGTCTAAAAATAAACTATATGTAGCTTGATCCAGTGTTAAAGAGGTAGCCCCATCAGACATGGTAAATCCGAGATATTGAGCGATCGCGGATTCAACACGTCCAATGAGGCTATTCAAATCTGTGTCAAGATCTGTGCCCTGGATCTCAGGCAAATACTCTTTGAGAGTTGCTGCGTTAACCAAGGCCATCAGATCACCTAGCTATAATCTCTCGATAGATCACAAAGGACATTAACAGAGATTTGTCCAACTACACCAGCCCCTGAATGTCCAACTCGGATTTTGATAGCTGATCCGGCTGCAAAATCAAGCTTGTCAGCATTGGCCAAAGTTAGAGACTCGACAACGCCAACAGAAAAACCTGTTGAATTAGTCGCTCGTGTTGCATATGTAACAGATGCATCAGCATTTTGAACACTAAGAGTCATGTAGTTTGTCCCGTTTGCGCCTATAGCACCAGCACACAGGCGGACCTCTTTTACTGTGAGGGCAACAGGACAGACCAAGAAAAGATCCATAGCGGCCCCGGCTGCAAAGTCCAAATATCCATTTAAAATAATAGGCATGTCAATCTCCTAAATTGCAAGATTATAATGATAAGCTACGTTTTTGGTTGCAGCTGCATCAGGGGATCCGAATGTCCCTCTCATGGTACTAACAATTTGAATCACGCCGCTCTTGATATCTTTTTGTGTCTCGATGGTGATCCGCCGTCTAACATAGTTGTAATAACTCTCACGATTCACGATCAAATATCCAGTTTTGGTTTTAGTTGCATTATCAAACAATCCAGCTGTGTTAAGGTCTGCACCCATAAATCTAGAAAGGATGATCGGCATCCCGGCCAAACTTGCGATCTCACCGCTTAAAACAGTGGCCTGTGGTCCGTATTTGTCGACGGTTGCGACCTCAGTCAAACCAAGGAAATTAGCCAGGACAGCCTCAGGACTTGCAATGATTATGCGGTTACCCATGGCCTGTTCACCCATTGCAGAGCTAACAGCCAAGAAGTTTGAGAAATTGAAAGTCGTGTTAAAACCTGTGGATTTCGCAGCGTCAAGAGCAGCTGCCCGTAAACCCAAGAAAGTTCTTCTGTGATCTGATGCAGATCCTAGAGATGGAGTTGTTCCCCATCTTTCGCGAATGTTCCAGTTTTCGATCGCATCTTGATGACTTGCTGCTGTATCTCCATTGATAATACAATCTTCATAGGCATCCTCAAGATCCTGAGCAACTTGACGGCTCATAGCTGGGATGATTGCAAAAGCACTATCTTCACCAGCTGCGTCGTCAATGTTCATCAATACGGCCAACCCTTTGGCTCTAATGGTTGATTGAGCGGTTTCAATTGTGCTAGCTGTGTAAGAAGCGAGATCGTCGGTCGCCGCGCCTTTAATATAAGGACGCCCCCCGCGTACCAATTTGGGAACCAAAAGAGTCTCACGATCCATTTGCACATCAGCAAAAAGAGATCTCAAACCTCTTGGAATTTCAAAAGATTGATACAATTCAGAGGCAAATTCATCCGGGATCCAATCTCCACCGCTTCCAGCGGAGTCGCTAAAAATTTTCTCGATCGCCGGTTTAAAAAAGCTAGGTGCCTTCATGAGGTGATTGTAAAGCTTCATGTCAGCTTTTGGTGTATGGGGAGTCTCCATGATCCCTCTCACCAAAGATCGCTCTTGTGTCATTTTACAAAGATCTTTGTGCCATTCATTAGCATAATGATCAGCATCTAGTAGACCCGGCTCTTCAACATTGACAAGCCCACGACCATTAATCTGTTTTCTCACAGATTTGGTTTTTAGCCTAACTCCATCATCATCAGATAGATATTGTTTAAGAGCATAATCACCACCTGATAAAACAGGCTCTGATTTTTTTTCTTGCCCTTCGACCATGAGCTGTTGAGCCTTTTTAAGGTCTTTGACCTGTTGCTCAAAGTTATTCATTCTGTTGTCTGATTCGCGCTGATGCTTAACCAGACCAGAAACAAGGCGCTTGGCCTCTTCGATCTTTGTGTTTGACATAAGATCCTCCAATTATTGTTATAAGATCTGAGCGAAAAGCTCAGCGATTTTGTTTATTTCAAAATTCTTTTTTTCATCATCATCATCATCATCATGATCACCATAAGCTTTAGGCATGTCCTCGGTCGAGTCCTCACTATCAAAGGCCTCCTCTTCCATTTCTTCTTCATCCATTTCAGGCTCTTCCATTTCTGGTTTACCTTTGGCAAAAGAGATCAAGATGCGATCATCTTCTTCGCTGATTTCCAAGATGTGTTTGATTTTGAGCTCAGGTTGATCGGCTATTTCAGATCTGATAATCGACCTGATCTCATCGATCATTGTGCTCTTAAACTCGTTAAATTGTTTTTGTGTGATCATTGTTGCCTCTCCGTTTGCCGGGATCGTCACAATGGAGACCTCTAGCAACTCAGCAGATTTGAAATATTGTCCTGATTTGGCATGATAAGGATTGTCAGCTGGAAGTTCTGCTCTTAATGCGCTTTGAAGAGGCTGAAAACCAACGCTTACAGCATTCATAAACCCTTTTTGTGTTTTACGGGCGACCTCAGCTCCTCTAGGATCGTCCATGTCAAACTCAACATCAATGACAAGTTGATTATTTTTAACCTCAACATGACCCCGGGCGATCGGTAGTTGCGAGCTGTCATGATTTAACAAAACGATCGGGTTTTGTCTATATGCGTCTAAGGACCACCCATCCTGATCAATGATATCACCATATCGATCAGGGTTTGATGTTGAGGCTACAAAACTAACTTTAGCAGGATCAGCTTCTCCTGTTGATTGTCGTCTCATTAAATAATTGATTTTCTTCATAATTTAACCCTGACTTTATATACTACAAAATTCAACTCTTTACAATTATAGATTTATTATTGGTTAATTTTATATATTACTTGACGATATATAATCTTAAATGTTATAGTTAAGTATAACAAAACAACAGGGGATCAAAATGACACTCAAAGCAATCGAAAACAAAATAGCCAAACTATTAAGAAAAGAAATCCTTATTACATCAGAAGAATTTAGCGTGACTTTTCTCGGAGATGGAAGCTTTAACATTTCTTTATTTACAGAAGAAGACCAAAACAAAGATATGGAAACAATGAAAATGATCGCTAAATATCTTAAAAATTTAAATGCTGTCATTGTAAACGATATTGAAGCATATATTTGTGAGATTGATGGTTATCTCGGAACTTACTACAATGTTAAAATATAAAAGACCAATAAACAACAGGAGAAAAAAAATGACCTATCAACGAACAGAAAAGGCTAAGATCGCGCTCGAAGAGGCTGAAACAATGATTACTCTTCTCGATGAAGATAACTATCTACACAAGGTTTTCAAAGACACCATTGAAGGCTTGAAACAAGTTATCTATGATGCTGAATACAGAGAGCATGAGCTTCATTGTGAAATTTGCACAATAGATGAAGAAAAACAAATGTATCTTAAACAACTTCTAGATCTTGTTTATTCTGAATGATGTTTACTGACAATCAAAATCGTGATTGAGGGAGTGATCGCGGTTTTGGTTGTCATGTTTCGTCTTGTTCCCATGTTGGCAAATCATCAACATTGTTAATAACTGGAATGATAGTGCAACGACAATTAACATCAAGAGCAGGATCACCAAAATCCGCAGGAGATGGAGCATAGAGACCTTCACTTTCAAACTCTTCATTGACTCCGATAATTGTTCCATCAAGTTCAACATGTGCATCTCTTACCCTTGAATCACGAGAGCTTAACCATTGCTTTTGAACATTGACCCCGTTTTCATTTGCTATCCGATAAGCTTGATCAGTTGCTGTATTCACTGCTTTTGTGCTTTCAGTCCGTGCAATCCTTAACGATCTAGCAGCCGAGAAAGCTAAGTTTGTTTCTAAAGTTTTGGCTATATCTTCAACAGCTGCCCCAGCTATGAGGCCTTTTTCAATAACCTCAGAGACTTTGTTGATCGTTGTTTCTGTCATTTGCTCGGCCGCGGTTGAGGATATTTGAACAGCTAAATCTCTTCTTCCAAAGATCAGATCTAAAGGCCTTGTTTCATTTGCCAGTTTGAACACCCGATCAAGTTCTGAATTACCCGTTAACTCAAACCATTTCAAAAAGCGCGGCTGATATCCCAACTCTAAGAGCTTCTTTTCTGTTGCTCTTTGCTCTTCAACCACACTCAACAAAAGATCAGGATCTGTATTCTCCAAGATTTTTAAGAACCTAAACTTTGCTCCTTTGAGATAACCATTTAAAGCTCTTCTAAGATCATCCTCAACTTTCTTTTGTGATCGCTCTACCCAGCTGTGCCACATCCGCGATCGCTCTTCATTGTCAAAGCTTTTTTCATTGTTGTCGAGTTTCTTCTTTAAAACCCTTAAGACCTCTTTCATCCTGATCTCGCCAATCTCACCGATCGCGAGCCATTTGATTTGTGCAACTATACCAGCTACAGTCGAGATATTCACCGGGTGATTTTGATCTTTGAATTGAGATCCGTCTTTAAAGTGTCGAGCGATCCAAGCCTCTCTTAATCTGATCGCTTCTTCCTCTGCTTTGCTCGTTGGCACGCCGTTATTTTTTACTATAGGCCTGAGCTTTCTGAATTGCTCATTTCCTTTGATGTTCCCCCCTGCTCTCCATATCTGCGGATATTGATCCTTCAGTTTTTCGGCATAATCAAGATCAAAGATTGGATATTGTGAGTTTCTCAAACTCACCTTTAGATCGTCGCCGCGTTTCGGGAAATTAGTTATTTCTGAATTTTTTTTTTCGGCTTCAAAATCTAGATATACGGGCATAAGCTTTTGTGGCTCTTCTCCTAATTTATTGTAATATCTAACGATCACCCGATAGGCTTTTTCTCTTTCCTCCTCCGTGATCCCGAGTCGACCCTCAACACCATTGAGCAGATCAACAGCTCGACTTAACATATCAAGATAAACAATCAAATATCCTTTATCGGGAGCGGCGTTAACTGGATCGTTTTCATCATATCGACGTGCAATTAATAACATGTATCCGTCAAAGGATTGATCTTGTTGATCATTGTACAAACAATGAGCCGCTTTAAATCGCTCCCAGTTTGGAGGACGACCAAGAACAGATCTGATAATATCATCTTTGTCTTGTTGTTGTGGATTGGAGGGATCTTTTGAAACAGGTAAATCAGCAAAATCAACATCAAAAGATTTATGAAAATCAACAAGATATAGCTTTTCGTCCTTGCTCATCGGGTGATCTTTAGGTAGTAGATCAGTATCATGTTGACCGGATCGATATCGTCCGTTTCTAAGAGCATAAAGAAAGCTGTTTACTCTAGCCATGGCCCATTGTTGTGCGCTTGTCACAGAAGGCCTAACGGAGGACGGATTATTTTGATATGCCCCTAATCCTCTATGATAAGACACAGCTAAATAATTTTTATTTGTAAGTTTCTTTGCTTTATTGTTCCCGTGTTCTTCGTTGTGATCTTTGGCTTTCTTTTTAAGTGCGTTCTGTGTTCCCTCTGGCAGATCATCCATGGCCTCTTTTGCGTTTGACTTATCACCAAAATCAACAGCTTTAAAAATAGCGCTGAGCATTCTAACATTTTCTTCCTCTTCATCTCCGATCAAAGATGGATCTTTCTGAACCGATGGAAACTCCAAACCCTCAGCCGCATAAGCTGCCTGGGGATCTATGCCGTTTAAAATGTGGATTTGGACACGATTGAGCTGCTCAGTTCTCACTGTTTGCAGCGCCTCAACACCAGAATAATCATGCTCAACTCGATAATCAGGGTTAAACCCTTTCGCGATTATTGTCAAAAGCTCGCCGAGCTGTTTACCTTTTTTGATTTGATTGGTCCAATAATTCATCGCCTGTTGTCTACTGGTCGCATAGTTAGCAGCGGGTAAACCGAGCACGGTCGGAGGTATACCCAAAACCGCAGATATTGATTCACGCGCCATTCTTCGTGATGCTTCAAATTCCATTTCGCGCGGTGAGAGTTGTAATTCTCTAACCTCAACTTGACCACTCAACACAAGAGCGCCGCCCTTTGTCGCTAAACCTGAATATTGATCGGCTATTTGTCGTCTAGTCTCACTCGGCCAAATGTCACCGTCTTCTTTGGGATAAAGCAGAATATCGGGGCGCCCTTTCGCTGATGCATCTGAGGCTAACTTTTGAGCGTTAAGATCGGCGTCAATTTCTCGACTGAGCGCCTCAACCGCGCCACACCCATAAACACTTTGGCTTCCTTTGGCATAACTGTAGTTTTTCCCGTGGATCACCCTTTCAACGGGATACATAACAACGGATCCTGAGCTGTTATGCTCGTATCCTGTGATCCCCTGTTTCGGATCTGTAACAATCCTGACCTCATCCGGATGCAGTCGTATAAGAGAAACAGGCTGATTGTCTCGAGGGCCTAATTTTAAAATGTAACAGTTACCCGCTAACATCAGATCAGTTAAAAGCGACTCCCTAAAGCTGAATCCGCTTTCTTTGGAATTTGGTTGATTGAGCAGATCAATAAAGTCAGATTCCAAAACCTCTTCTGTGTTCGCGCCTTTTCCTTTCAAAAGCTTGATCGGTAAAGCGGCGAGATCCTGAGCTGATCTTTTAGCCGCAGCATGTGTATAGCCGTGGATCCCGTAAGCTTTAAGAGAGGCGCCTTGAGAATAGGTAGGTTTAACACCCGCGGGAGATGCCCATGACGCGCCTCTGTTTTCCTCTTTAGGTTTGTTAACTTGGAGCGCGTATCCTTTACCCGTGATCGCAGTCCATAACCTAATAAAATAATTATCTCGTTTGACTATATCAGACATGTAGACCTCTTTGAGCGTAATATATCACATTAAAATGTTGTTGTTATTGGTGAGCTAAAAACCGTTTATATTGCATGATCTGATATCTCAAAGCGTCAAGGGCATGATCATATTTTTTAATTGGCTTGTCCTGTTTGCTCTTCTGATCCCATTTGTACAGCTTTAACTCTTTGATCAAGTTCTTACATTTTGGCTTTATTAGGAGTCTAACTTTTCCATCAAGATCAGGAGCAAGAAACTCTTTGACTTGGTTGATCCCTTCAACCACACCGAAATGTTTTGGCGCGGCCAAAGTCCTAAGATCAAGTTCACGCGCCATTGTGAGCCGGCCGTCACGGCTCTCAGGATCTGCTACAGTCCAATCAAAATCTTGATCCTTTGACCGCCTCAAAATCTCTCTACCGCTTTCAAGGGTCGTTTTATCAGTCCAGTATAGCTCATCATAAACAATCAACACAGGATCAGCAGCTAGATGTCCAGCGGGCGCCTCAGCAAACCAAAGACAACAAAATGGATGTGATGTCCCAAAGTCGATCGATCTGAAACGGCGCCAATGGTCTTCGATCTCAATCTTGGTGATGTGTCTGTCAGGTCTAAACTCAGAATAGATCAAACCGCTTTGAGCGGCGAATTCTCCAAATAATCTTGATTGTTGTGCCTCTTCACTTAAATGACTTACCGCGCGCCTCATCTTAACGCTAGAGATGTAAGGATTATCGAGTCCTGAAATTTGAACCCTTGAAAATCCGATCGGCGGCTTCTCAACAAAACGATCAAACATCCAAGAAAGACCTTTCAAAGGTGTTGCTGTCACAATAACGCGACCTCTTTGATCGACTGTTCTCAAAATCGACTCCTCAAAGACGGGCTCCGGCGGCTCTTCATCCAGCCAAATTAAACTGGCCGATCCTCCTTGCCATGCCTCTCTTCCAGCATCACAGGACATGGATACAATCCGGCCTTTATTGGGTAGGATTGCAACAGCTCGATCTTGACTGTTCCAACGGATCCGCCGTGTATTTTTTGGAAGAAAGAGATCCAACTTTGGCCGCATATATTCAAGACCATCTTTGTAACTCAAAGAGCCACACCAAACAGTTGAGGGTCGATCAGGAATAAGCTCGGGCGGGATCTCGTTGAGCTTAATCCAATCCTTAACCCACCTTTCATCTTTACCAGCCGCAAAAGCGACGGCAAGCTGCGCGCCCATGTGACTTTTGCCGGATCTGTTACCGCCACTTATTAGAGTCGCCTCTTCTGCTAAAGATCGAATAGCCTCTTTTTGAGATGTCCTTGACTCAGTGATATCACAACGATCACAACGATATAATCCAGGCGCTAATTTTTTCATTTGTCGACCGCATCCGCGCGCCCTTTCGCTTTCTTCGCTTAACCCATCCCATCGACAACAATAAGGCCCCCATAGCCGTCCAGCGGCCAAAGGATAAGCCTTTATGTATTGGAGCAGCTCTTGTCTAATTTCAAGGCTGCTCTCAAGTTTTGATCGATCTGCTTCATTCATTATCAAAATGGGTAAGCGACTGCGCGGCCTTTATATATAAAATATTCCTCTTTATAAGGATCTTCACAAGTTTCAAGAATAGCAGAAAGATCATCATCACATGGCAATAAAACAAAATCACCTTGACAAGGATCCTCATTTATATTGGTTAGGTAATAATCAGACCCGGCCGATCCGACGCCAATATTTTTTATCGTGTCATTGATAGCTGCTCTTTCTGTTTTGCCATAACCGAGGATTGGACCTCTGTAAGAAATAAGAACATACATGATAGCTCCTGTTGTTTGGTGTAATTAAACAATAACATTTATTTTATAAACTTTAAAGTTATATTTGTTTGATTTGAGGAGCGCACTACTCATCAAGATCAATTACAGGATCATCAATAAGATCTTGAAGCTCCACATCGATCTGTTTGACCTGTTGGATTAGCTGGGTAATGCTTGCTTCTTTTGCGTCTATCTGTAGCACGACCTCAGGCTCTTTTCTTTGTCGTCCAAAGTCATCCGGAAAACGGCGCTCTAAGATCCAGGCAGATGCTTGCCATGTCCCATTGTTAGCAGCTTTTTGAATCAAAGCCATGTTAACCAAAGCAGCTTTTGACATCGCTTTATTTACAGTCTCCATAAATTCAAAATACTCGCCGGTGCCTTCTTTATGTCCTCTGTTGATCCAATTGTAAAAAGTTGATGGTGTGATCCCTGCATATTTTGACGCGAGATCGATGGTCATATTGAGCTCCAAAGCTTGAACAAATAGCCGAGTTACAGCAGGTGTTAACTTTGATCGGCGGGCCATGTCTCCTCCTCTAATCTTTCGATTTTGAGTTTATCTATCTCTACAATTTCAGCTCCCGCCGCATGACTAATTCTTTGTAGGCATATATCAGCATAATCGCTATCCTTTTCTATTCCTATCGATCTGAAACCCTCAAGACTTGAAGCTACGCCAGTTGTTCCCGATCCTAAGAAAGGCTCTAAGACAAGACCGTTAACGGGTGTCACAAGGCGAATGAGCCAACGCATCAGATTGACAGGCTTGACGGTAGGATGGAAATTTTTAACCTCGCCCGCTGTTCTTCCTGCTCCTGCCCTTGGATTATCTACCCCCGCCGATCCTTCTTTGCGGTTAACAGCATCAAACCCAGCTATAGCCTCAAGATCTGCAAGTCCCTGCTCACGCTCTGATCGTGATGGTTTTGGACACTGGTAAAGGTTAGCGGGCCATCGGCCTAGAGCGTGGGGCTTTGGAGCCTCTACCATTTTGTAATTTTGATCTTTATTGCTCTCAAAATGCCCTCTTTTATTTCTTATTCTGCCTGCCGGCATGGCTGGATCTTGCGGCCCTATCCAACAAGGATCACCATAACCAAACCGACATGCATCAATATTGATCGCCCCCGTCCCAGACTTCAAAACTTGACTTGCTACATTTTTTTCAGCGATTGGTTTTCGAGCAAGCACACAAGGCTCATAAGCGGGTTTTAAGGCAGTCCCCCAGCCTTCCCAATATTGCGCCTCTTTGGTGGCTGGTTTTGTTATATCAAAAGATTTGTTTTTATGATACTCAATAAGATCAGCATCACGTTCTCCACATGCAACAGTTCCACCCAAAGAAGATTTTTTTGATCCTACAACTTCTCTTTCTGCTTCAACCCTTTTTATTTCTTCATCATATCTATCATCAAGATCAAGTATCTCTTTCATCTTCTCCCAATGTTCTAATGTTGGATATTCAGGTTGTGATCTTCCTACCCAATGACCAACCATGCCATTAGTACCACAATGACGATCTATATCTTTCTGTGTTAGATTTGCCTTCTTTATTGCTGATCTAAGATATTCTCTAAAATCATCATCAGGCTTTGGTGATCTACCATTCATCTTATCTATCTGCTTAGAGATATCCATACTCTTAGGGAATCCAGAGTAATAACACCAACCAAGCTGATCCCTTATCTCAAAACCTGCATCCTCAACCGCAACCGCTAACCTGTGAACTGTTCTTGTGGCAGCAAAGCAAATCAGATGTCCGCCATCTTTCAAGACCCTCAAACACTCTCTAGCCCATTCTTCAGAAGGTACGCTGTGATCCCAGTCCCTCGACATGAACCCAATACCATAAGGCGCATCTGTTACAATAGAATCCACGCTGTTATCAGGCAAAGAGCGCATAACCTCAACGCAATCACCGCATGCGACCTGTTGCCCGCCGATCTGATAAACACCGCCTGTCTTCGCAATCTTAACCGATTCAGAGGGCATTTGATCCCAGTCCTGATCATCAAGATCGCCCTCTATCACATTGTCAAGTTGATCAACCTGAGCTTCTTGGATCAGCTCATCAAGCTCGGCATCAGAAAAACCGATCCCGGTCAAATCCGCATCTTTGAGATCTGTCAAAACCTCACTTAGCAGATCCTGATCCCAGTCTGCAATCTCACCGATCTTATTGTCTGCTAGAGCTAGCAGCTGCGCCTCTGTAGGATCGAGATCAACAAAACGCACGGGTACTACATCAATATTCAAAACCCGCGCGGCTGCTAGGCGAGTGTGGCCCGCGATTACCATTTTGTCTTTTTTTCTCGCTATGATCGGAGATGCAAACCCAAAACGCTTGATCGACTTTGCGACCTCTTCAACCGCATGATCGTTTTTTCTTGGGTTATTTTTCCATTCTTTGAGATCTGATATTGGTGTATATGTTCCGATTGATTCATTCTCATCCATTTTCCACCTCTTCAATTGCATCAAAGAAATCGTCTAATATTGCCCGGTTAGCTGCAATCATTAGATCCTGCGGTGTTTGATTACAATATGGAGCTAGGACCTCAAGAACACGCCAAAGAGTTTGGTCCTTTGGTCTTTCTTTGGTTGGTTTAGTTGCCCATCTCCATAAACATGGCCATGTGATCTGTGCTTGTCTACACAGCTCGCTTTTATTGATTGAGCAACTAGCAAGCTCGATCTGCTCTTGTAAAAATCGATTAAAATTGGTCATTGTTTCTCCTGTTATAATTTTCGATCTGTGAGTTGATGAAGGCTTTTGATCATGACCGCATGCGGATCTTCATTGTTGTATTTGTTCCAATCGGCTTTTGAGCATAGGATCGCTCCGTCTTGGAGATGAAAACGGAATCGTTTATGACATTTTCCATTTTTATGGATGTGAAATACTTGTATTTCTTGAATTAGACCCTCAGCTCCGCATGTCCAATCACGATCCATTTCTTGAATAATTTGGTTTGCTGTTCTTCTCGTTATTTTGGTAATCATTGATCACCCCCCAACTCATCAATACAAGTGAGACCAACAGCACAATAAGACCTGAGCGCCCTGGCGATCGCTCTTGTCTCAGCCATGCGGATCAAATGAGGCGCGATCATTCGGTTAACATTCTTTGGAGAGGCATCGCCAAAACCGGAATAGGTGCCTTCTTTACCTGATACTGTTGCTTTGAAAATCGCTAAACCAGTCTCTTGATTGAGCTCAATGAGCTCTGTTTGGATTGAATTCATCCCCATGTTTCTAGCCAAGACTTGAAGGCCACTATAGAGGACAAAGTCTTTTCCTTGAAGGTTTATAATAAATCCAGCTTCTTTGAGTTGTTCAATATTCGACATTTTTTTTCCTGTTGTTGTTTGGTGTTGATTAGGTGTTTCTGACTTTTCTAATTTGATATTCAGGTCTCTCATACTCACCATGGTCCAAGATGTATTGACCATCTGTTGCCCATGTTGAGCCTTTGAAATTATCAGTGATGCCGAGATCGATTAGATATTCTTCGGCTTCTTTTTTGCTGTTAAAGGTTAACTTTCGATCCCACCCATCGCACATGGCCCGATCTTTTGGGGCGTGGAAAGTATTGTTATAGTAAAAGAATTTTTTCAAGATGTAGTATTTGGTTTTCATGTTGGTTCCTGTTGTTTGGTGATACTTTATTATTACTTGTTATTTTATAAAGGTCAAGTTTATGAGTAATCTTTTTTTAACTTTTTATCCATGTTTATTAGGTTGATGAAGCACAGAGCCCCAATGACCATAAAAATTATTTTTATGATCTTGGCATTTCCGGCCATAAAAAGATGAATCTCGTTCATTATTTCGATCATAACAATCTCCTATGTGATCCCTTGTTTTGTTGCTGAGCTGTTGTCATGCCATAAAAAGCAGCTGCTGTTATTAGCATCTTGAGAGTGTGTCTCTGCCTCCTTATTTCTGTGGCGCGGTTATTGGGCAATACGCCTCTGGTAATGTTTCCAACCATGGACTTTTGACGAAGATCGATGTTTTTTCTCATAGTTGTTATTTGTTTCTTAAGTTCTTTTTGAGTGTAATAGTTTCCTTTGTCCGAGTCTTGATCGCATCTAGGACAATGATAAACTTTTAAGCCTTTAAGTTTGATCCGTTCTGAATATCCACAGTGAGGACATATAATGCAAACGGTTATTGATCCTGCCTGTTTTATTCTGCTCGTTAGATAGTTTTTCATTTTTGCTCCTGTTGTGCTACTTGTTTCCAATTGTTCCAATTGTGTAGGTTAAAGGTGTATGTTTCAGAACCGCTTTTAGCTCGGTTTCCTTCTTTGTTTTTTGATATTATGGTCATGGTCTTGTAGTCGGTTACAGCCTCAAGGTATCGACCATTGATGTATTCTTTTTTCGGCTCTTCTGGTGGTGTGTAACCAATGACGCTAAGATCAACCGATCTATCATCACTGTTTATCGTTATCTTTCCGGTTGAACAGTCATAAGAAATCTCTGTGGTCATGTTACAATCAACATAATTTACTGAAAAATAGTTTTTCATGATTGCTCCTGTTGTTTAATAAGCTCGATGATCTGCTCTGGTGTTTCAATCACAGAATGCAAACCGTAATGTGTTTCAATGAGTGTCTGTTTGTTTTTTATGCATCTCTTTAATGAGCAGATCTTACTAATTTCGATATATGTTATTTCAATATGATAGAAATCTTTTTTATTCTTTCGATCCCAATTTTGTAATTTTATAAATTTCATTATTGCTCCTGTTGTTTGGTGATAATTTATTATTACTCGGTATTTTATAGACTGTCAAGAAATAATAAGTAATTTAAATTATTGTTCAAGATTGTGGTGTTTTTTATGGCAATAGGTACAAAGCACACATAGATCCTCAGGATCCTCTCGTCCTAATCGATCATAGGTGTTGTGATGGACATCAAGACGGCATTGGGAAGCGCTACACACCTGACAACGATATCCAGCTCTTTTTAAAGCAATCTTTCTCTTCTTTTTCCAAGTTTGGCTGTTTAGATATGCTGAGTAGTCACCACGATCGATCTCCTCTGGGACATGATCATGCTCTTCCCAATCAACCAGAAAAGCACGATGCGCCTTGATCTTAAGATTGTTTGAACAGTTTGAACACTCGCGATCATAGTCTCCTCGACGGCTGGTTTTTCGCGCGGTAAACTCAGAACCACAAGAGCGACAAGTAGCTCTAAAACAGATCGGCCCTGCGACATGCTGCATCTTAGACGGGCTAACATCGGTTAGCTCGTGGATCTTATTGGCTGATAATTTTGAATACCAATAAAGGTAACGAACCAATTCATTTATCCCATCCTCATCAGCCTGAGCTCGAAAATCATTGATTGACTCGGTGAGATACTTTTGATGTAGATCTCTCAACTCCTCTAGATATTGTAAATTATCATCAAGCAAATCTAGCATTTTAAGATTATCTACTATTTTGAGCTGTGCTGGTCTACCCATTAGACCCTCCCCGTAAAGATTCCGAATTTTTTATTTAAATCATGCAATATCGTAGCTAATGGTTTTTCCTGATGTCCGTTTTTAGCCTCAAAAACTTGATCCCAATATTCTTTGTTTGGCATGTAGTGCTCTGACATTGGAATTTTTTGCTTGTGCTCTGTTTGGATCCACGGCTCTTTTAAAAGGTTTTCTTTCCTTTGTAGGATCTCAAGTCCCTTTTTCAAGCTTAAAATGCCCATGCTTTTTTTCTTTTTGCCAGCCTCACAAGAGCAACTCGCGTAAATTTGTTGCATCCGTGGCATGTCTTTAACTAGCTCCCAATAATGAATTAAGATCAGGCCCTTATCGCATCGATCACAGTCCTGATAAACTGTTTTGAGCTTGGAGTTACCGATAAACTTTCTCATTGATTTGACGATCAAACCAGCCGGGGGCGGAAACTCTCTCTCACATGTTGCAATGTATTTGCCCGCAGCTGCTGTTATGGCCTCGGGTTTGGTTTCTGCGAAAGCGGATCTAAACACCAATTCAAGCTGAGTTACCCATTCGTCATTTGATCGTAATATGCTCCAATTCGTTTGAATCATCGCGGCGGCATGTTGACAAGCTCTCACATGGATTGGTGTGCCATATCTGTATTCTTCACTCATTTTTTTCTCCTGTTGTTTTAAAAGTCGATTTTGAAATTATCCTCTATTAAGTAAATATTAGTTTTTAGTTTGTTGTTTTGTTTAGTATATATAGATCGCTCATCATGTGATCTTTCTGGATTGCTCCTCATGTTGATTGATCCGGATGAGTCACCATGTGAGCTGTATAATGTGTCACCATGTGATTGATCTACAACTAGAGTGATGATCGCCGATATTGATGGTCTTCTTTTGATTGTCAGGAGATCGCGCGCTTTTAGGCCGTTTAAGCCTCGTCTTATTGTAGCAGGAGAACAGCACATAATCTGTGATAGATAGGCTAATCCTTTATTGTAAGTGGTTGTTATGGTGTATTTATCAACCCTAAGGAATCCTCCATATCTTAAGCCGAGAAAGACCTTAAGCTCAGCGGGTTTGAGATCAGCTATAAGTTGAAGATCCGGAAAAAATAACCGGGCATGTTTGGACTTGGACATGTTATGGCTCCTGTTGTTGTTTGAGTGGTGTTATTATTATAGCATTATAAACCGCTCTTTTATAGGTGTAAAATGATTTTATGTTTTTTTGATACTGAGACAACAGGGTTAAACCATAACAAACATGAAATTATTGAGTATTCAATCATTGTCCACATCAACGATGTTGAAAAGTTTAGACGCACGCGGCGAGTCAAACCTTTAAGAATCAATGAAGCTGATCCTGAGGCTTTGAAAATTAACGGTTTTGACCCTCGTAAATGGATCAATCCAGAGCACCCAAATAAAACAGCAGATTTTTTTACGGAGCTAATATACCAATATCCTGAGATGATATTTGTCGGCCACAATGTACAGTTTGACCTAGCCTTTTTGAAAAAATTATGTCGAGACTATCATCCAAACTTTTGGATTAAGAACCGTTATATTGATACGAAGTGTTTGGCAATTGCCACACTGTTTCCTCTTGGCCTAAAAAGCGCCAAACTGGACGAGATTAGGCGCTTTCTCGATTGGACCTGCATAAATAGTCATCGAGCTGAAAAAGACTGCGAGGATGCACGGGATCTTTTTTATCTTTGCCGTAAAGATTTAAACTCCTTTGATTGTAAATATCCAAGAGACCGGATAGAATTCACTTGATCGGGGTGGTGCCCGATTGGACAGCTTCGGCTGTTCTCCTGTTGTAGGGCCCTGATATGGTCCTTGAGGGCGGCTTATTGTCGCCTTCTAAACTTTTGGATATATTACCGTCACACCATTGCAACAGGAGCTATAGTATGCGCATGGATCACGGTAAATCAACAACAACAATAACCGGAATCGGAACGAGTTATGACCCTGCTAAAGGCTTAGAGGTGGATCTTAACTTTGTACCTCGGACAGCTGTTTTTTTGGCCAAAGTGTCTCTAGTTCAAGTTTTTCTCAGCAATCTCAGCGGATCTAGTACGCCGACCAAACTCACAATATCAATCAGCGAAGATCAGCAGGGTGATCAGTTCTTTTTAACTGATACTCAAAGCACGATCCAAGCCGGGTTAACGACCTCAACAGATGGAACAGCCCTTTACATGCTTGATGTGATTGTTACAATGAGCAACGATTTGACAGATAAGTGCTATGTTTTCTTTAAAGTTGATCAGGGATCTTGTGATATCCAAAAAGTGACCATCACTTGGGAGGCGCCATGAGCATTGCGCGCGCTTTTAATAATGAGGGTGGCACAGGCGGCGGTGGGGGCGGTGGTAGCACATCAACACAAAAAACACAGGATTTTAGTAGCGAATTAAACGGCTCAAAGACTACATTTGTAATTTCAGAAAGTTTTAGCTCAAACTCCATTAGAGTTTATTATAATGGTGTCAGACAGAGCGGATCATCTGTATCAGAAACGGCGAGCGGCTTCACA